TCGATCGCGACGGTAATAAAGGATCGAGCCCTATCCTTTGCTATCCCGACGTTGTATTCGTTCACGCCTCCGATCTCGGCAGGACGGACGACCTCGCCGAAGTGCCAGTCGGACGCGAACAGCGTCGGAACGCCCGCGAACTCGGAGACCGCCCTCGAGGGTTTGGTCATCCAGGACGGCGGGTCGACGGATGCGCGCGAGAGCTTGAAGATCTCATCGCGAACGACCGCGTCGTTGAGCATCTTGCCCTCGAGCTCCTTGATGTGAGCTCGAGCTGCGCGAAGCTGCTCCTCGAGAGTATGCGGACGCTCCTCCGCTCCCTCGATCTTGTCGACGTGCAGACGGATCGTCCCAGAATTCACTCCGAGCGCGAGTGCCGTCTGTCGCAAGTTGCGACCGTGTTTTATCCAGGCTGCGTGAACAGCCGCCGAGTCTAGGTTTTTCTTTGCGGTTGTCATTCGGTTTTGAACGTCGTCAGAGCTTGCTGCAAGAGCGCGCCCAGGTTGTCGACGAAGACCTCATCATGCGAGAGGTCGTGGTTCATCATGTCGAGAAGTGCGTGACAGAGCTCGTGACAAAACGTCGCCTGGAGCTGTGTCTCGATCGGATCTGCTAGGAGGTCGATGCGGAGCTTGTCGGGTATCCACATCCCGACGACGCTCTTGCCGTGGCGCCATTTCGAGCGCGGGATGACGCGGACCTTGATCGTATGTCCTAGGAGCTGGAACTCCTTCGGAATGCCGGTAGACACCGGGTCACCGATGCGGGAGCGGTGTCGTCGTGATCGCTCGGAGTGCCAGGTTCGCGATCGAGCCTGCGAGCAGAATGCCCGCGGCGATCTCGGGACCGAGCAGAGTCGTCAGGTGCGCGCCGGAGAGCTCGAGGCCTCCCAGGACGGCGAGCAGGACGTTGATCCATACCGTCCGCGAACGCATAGCGCCTCGCAGCCAGTCACGCGACGAGATCGGCGACTCTTCCGTCATGTCCAGTCCTCCGTAGTAGTTGCGCGAGCGCCTGGCAACAGCTCGAGCGTTTCGCTTCAATGTTACCGGCGTGATAAATGAATTCGGGCTCCAATATCAGCGACGTGCAGCGCGTTGCTTTGAGGAAGTAGAGCGGCCCTTTCGACTTGTCGGCCTGGTAGAAGCCAGGCTTGATTCCGCGATCCGGCTCGAAGAATTGAGCGAGGATCGGCTGGATTCGACGCGCGGTCAGGAGCCCGCTCGAGCTGCCTGGCATATAGAGGGTCTCGCTGCCCTGCCCTCGGTTGCCTGGTCCGGCGTTGAAGTGAATCTCGAGCGCGAGATCCGAGAGGCTTGCTCGAGCATTGATCCAGCGCACCTTCGCGCCGAGCTCGCCGGTCGGGACGACCTTCGCCTCCGGAATAAGCCGCGCGAGTTCAGTCACCCAGAGCTGCGCCTCGGTGTGCTCGACGAAGCCCTGCCAGGACGCGCCCGGCGCTCGAGGATGATGACCGGCCGAAAGGAACAGCACCGCTACCGTCTCGTCGAGTTCCGCAGCGAGCGGATGTGCACCGCGATCGCAAACGAGCCCGCGACGATCGCGATCAGGCCTGCGAGTAATGTGACGATCTCGTTCGCATTGGAAAGCCAGGATGTACCGGCCGCTGCGATTGATCCTGCTGCTGCGGCATCGGCCGCTCGTTGTGGTGCGCTCATCCCCTTTTATTCCTCGACGCTGACAATGGAAACGCGCTGGCTATTGGTTCCGGATGTGAATGCGAGCGATCGCGCGGTGACCGCTGCCCGGAAAATTCGATCGGAGGTGCTGGCGTTGCTGTCGGTGTAGGTTGCCGACCCGCTCATGCTTTGCTGCCAGTAGCGGTAATAGCCGCCACCGGGTAACGGCTCGCCGTCCGTCTCGTAGTCGTAGGTTCCGCTGACGCTGAGAGTCGAGACCTCCGCCTCTGAGCCGGAGCCGATCGTCCGGTAGAGCTTGACGGTCGCCGTGATCGCGCCGCTGCCGCTGCCGGTCGGACTACCGACGACCTGAGTCCAGGAGCCCGTGTAGTAGTACGAGAACGTGACGACCTTCGAGTTGCCGTTGGTGCCAAACGGTCCGACGATGATCTGAGCTGTCGCCGAGAGATCGCTCGTCTCGCCTTTGTTCGTAAGCGTTCCGGCCGAGAGCGTTCCGCCGAAGTAGGCGGAGCCGTTCGTCTTGAGGTAGTAGACCGCGTTCGCTTCGGTGCAGCTCGAGAGGCTCGCGAAATATGGCCCGTACCATTCGATGAACTGCGAGGAGCTGCCGAACGGAGCGCCGGTGACCTTCATAAACGAGCCGGTCTGCGTGATCGTTCGACCGTTCGTGACATCGACGCGGAAGGTGTCGCCGCTGTTGCGGATCGTGCCTGCGGTGAGCGTGCCGATGTTGGCGGTGATGCTCGAGAGATCGCTGACCGAAATCTTTGCCGCCGTCACCGCGCCAGCGTTGATCTTGTCTGCGGTGACCGCGTTCGCTGCGATCTTTGCCGCGGATATTGATCCGTCGACGATGAGCTGGCCGGTCGCCTTTTCAGCGATGACGAGCCGCGTGAATCTTGAGACGCCAGAGCCGCTGTAATTGCCGAGAACTCCGATGCGGACGAATCGAGCGTCCGACGGAATCTGCGCGGTCTCGCTCGGTCCGAAGCTGATCTCGTATTGCGTCCAGGACGACGGGATAAGCTCGTTAATTCGGCCGAAATAGTGGAACGTGCCAGCGCTCGGCCAGCCGGTCGGATAAGTGGCGCCGACAAGCAGCGAACCACTTCCGTCATAGAACGCGATTAGAAGGTAAGAGAGCGGAGACCCACTCACCTGGCGAGCCCAGATTCGAGCGTTGTAGTTCTTGCTCGAGTCAATCGGCACCAGGTTCGTCGAAAAGGTTGTCGCGCCGGCCGATGTAACCTCGAGCGCACGCCCTGTCGGCGAGCTCGTGTCCGCGACAATCGACAGCGTGCCACCCGTCCAGGCGGTGATGTCTTGAGTGTTCGGATCGTCGGTGATCGAGGTGCCGATTCCGCTGACGAGGAGCTTTTGTGAAGTAATCGCCTGCGCGGCGATTTTGTCCGCCGTGATCGCGTTTGCCGCAAGCTCAGACGTGCTGATAGCGCCTGCTGCGATGTTGCCTGCTGTAATTGTGTCGGCCGCGATTTGCGAGCCGGTGATTGTATTCGCCGCGATCTTGTCGCCGGTGATCGTTGCTGCTGTGATCTTGTCTGCAGTGACGGCGCCCGCAGCGAGTTTCGCGGTTGTGACCGCTCCTGCTTCGATTTTGCCAGCCGTGACCGCATTCGCGGCAATCGTGTCGGCGGTGACCGCTCCGGCGGCGATCTTTGCCGTCTCGATCGCTCCGGCTGAGATCTTGACCGCGGTGACAGCATTCGCAGCGATTTCGTTTGCGGTGACTGATCCCGCTGCAAGTTTAGAAGTTGTCACCGATCCGGCGGCGAGCTCCGTCGCGGTGACCGATCCGGCGGCGAGCTTTGCAGTCGTTATCGAGCCCGCTGCGATTTCGTTTGCCGTAACAGCACCGGCGGCGATTTTTGGCGTCGAAATTGCGCCGTCAGTAATTTGTGTCGAGGTGATCTGCCCGGTAAGTTTTGCGGTCGCTACTGCTGCGATCTGCGCGTCCGTTAGCTGGCCGGTGATCTTTGTCGAGGCGACGTCCGCGATCTGAGCGTTCGTCAGTTGGCCGGAGACCTTGGCCGCGGCGATCGCCTGGAGCTGCGCGTCGGTGAGCTGGCCGGTGACCTTAGACGCGGCAAGTGCGGCGATCTGCGCGTCGGCGAGCTGTCCAGAGATGTCGTTCGAGGAAACCGTCGCGACGTAGGCGCTGCCGTTCCATCGGTAGAGCTTGCCGTCCGCGGTGTTGAAGATCGAGTTCGTCGACTTTGTACCAGGGACCGAGCTGACGATCGTCACCGGCTCGATGCCAGAGGCGAACTTTGACGCGGTGATGATGCTGTCGGCGAGCTGCGCGTTCGAGATGGTTCCGGTCAGATCTGTCGTTGCGACTGCTGCGGTCCAGGCCGAGCCGGTGTAGCGGTAGAGCTTGCCGTCGGTCGTCAAGAAAACCATGCGCCCGGCGAACAGGTTCGTCGACGGGAGCGAGCTGACGATCTCGTAGCCGATCTTGTTCTTTGAGAGTGAGAAGGTCGCCGTGTAGGTCGTCGAGTTGTAGACCGCCGAGAACGTAAGCGTCCCGACGTCGACGGACATCGCGGTCACGCGATAGAAGCCCTTCGCCTCTCCGCTGACCGGCGTGTTCGTTGCGGTGTTGATCGTGCCGGTGACACCGGAGCTCGCGACGACCGAAAGCGACGCCGAGCTCGTGACATCGGTCGAGCCGCTGTAGACCTTGAGGTATCCCGAGGCGGACGCGAAGCTCGGAACAGATCCGTCGGCATAGGCCTCGAGCTGCACCGCAGTCCTCGAGAGCACCAGGCTCACCGCGTCGGTGCCGTTCGTGCCGTTGGTCCCGTTCGTGCCGTTCGTGCCCTGCTGCCCTGCTTTCGCCTTCGTGACGGTGAAGACCTTGTCGACCGTGTAGCTGCCGCCGTAGGTCGCGCGGAAGGTTGCCGTGCCGACGTCCGCAGACATCGCAGACACCGAGTAGACGCCCGTCGTTGCGTTGATCGAGGCGGTCAAGCTGTCGGAGCTGACCAGAGAGAAGCTCGAGGAGTTCGTGACGTCGGTCGCGCCTGAGAGCACCTTGAAGGCGCCGGTCGCTGCCGAGAACGAGCTGACGGTTCCGCTCGAGTCTGCCGGGACGGCGACTGCTTCGTTCGTGAGGTAGCCGGTGACGGTCGGCGGTTTCGCCGCGACGGAGACCGAGCTCGTCGTCGTCGAGGGATAGAAGTCCGAGCGGATGCGGCCCTTTCGGGATCTGATCCAGTAGTAGCGCGCCGAGGTGTCGTTTGTGACGTGCTGGAAGTCAGACGCGCGGCCGTCGAAGATCTTCGTCGAGGCGCTGCGGTTGTTCGTGAGCGACGCAAAGAGCTCGATCGAATCGTAGGAGTCCGGATCGGTCGGAAGCGTCCAGGCGACAAGTGAGAAGCCATCCTGGGCAGTCGCGGTGAGTGCCGTGAGCGCGGGAGGTTTTTCGTCCTGGTCGGCCGTTGCGGTCTCTGGTGCCGGGACGAATTGAATGCGAAGACACGAGCCCGCCAGGGAGCGCGCAGAGATGACCGCCGGGTCCGGATAGCCCGCCCAGGGGTCTTCGTTGTCGCTGTAGCGATGCGCGCCTTCGTTGTCGAGGAAGGTCTTCGCGGGAGGGACCGGCACCGAGCCGGTGCTCGCGCGGAATCGGTTCGTCAGATCCGGAGCGCTGACGTTCGAGCCATCGAGCAGGAGCAGGAACGAACCAGGACCGCCCGCGCCACCTGGGCCCGGATAGTATTGATTGCCGCCGCCGGTCGTATGCTTCGGAGTTGCGTCGGAGCTGTTGCCATCGAGGCGGATCGTCGCGGAGACGCCCGTCGTGAATCCTCGAGAGACCGTGAGCAGGCCTGCGCCGCCTGCAGCACCCGAGCCGCCGTTCGCGCGCTTGTCCGCCTTGCCGCCCGAGGTGATCTTGCCGCCAGGACCGCCGCCGGTGCCGCGCAAGTCAGTCGGGAGGCCGGTGATCGAGTTACCGCTGACGGCGATCTCGAGGTACGGAAAGCTCGCGTGTTTGCCCTGGGTGACCGGGACGGGAACGGTGATCAGTCGCGCGTTGCCGTCGCTGTAGTCCTGCTGCGCGTCGATGCCATCCCATCCGCGCGAGTTGCCGACCCATCCGGCATTTCCGGAGATGACCGCCCTCGGGTCGTTGTTGTCCGCGACGCCTGCCAGGCCTCCGCCGGTGCCGTTGATCGTTCCGTTGATCGTAAGGTAGCCCTTCACGCGGAGCTGCACGTTGCCGGAGATGTTGAGCGTCGTGCCCTGCGGGATCGTGAGGTCGCCGTTGTGATACCAGATCGAGCCCGAGGCGGTGATGTCGCTGCCGCCGGTGAGCGTATAGGTGCCGGTCGCCATGACGCCCGCGGTGATCGTCGCGACGCTCGAGAGCGCCGTTCCGGTTGCGGTGTAGAAGGCGTCCGGGAGCGCGGTCGTCGCCGTCGTCGGCGAGAGCGCGGAAGCCGGTGCGGTCGAGCCGAAAAGCTCGAGCGTGACCTGGCCGGTGCGGTGATTGACGGAGAGATTCTGGATCTCGAACGATCGGTCGATGCTTGAGCCGCTGCCTGCGTAGTCGCGGACGCTCGCGTAGTTCACGCGAACGACGTCACCGACCTCGAGCCGGTTGAGCGAGTGCAGCACCGAGACCGTGATGCGCTGCGGAGGTGCGGCGTAGCGATCGCGCAGAGAGTCGACAAGCTGGAAGATCAGCGAATCGGTCGCGCGTCCGCCGTAGAGCCCTTTGAACTTCAGATCGAGCGGATCTGCTCGACCGTGGACGGAGACGGAACTCGCGTCGATCAGCGAGGTCGTGCGAGAGTAGTCGCTGCCGGTCCAATTCCAGAAAATGCGGAAGACGTTGTGAAGATCTCCCATGTCGTGCACGAGCTCGCCGACCTGGATCGAGTTCGATTCGTTGAGCGTGACGACGGGAGCGGCGTCCGAGAGCACGCGCGCGGCTCGCTTGAGCCCGAGCGCGCCGTCGGCATAGACCGGCATGAAGACACCGAGCAGACGGCAGATCTCCTCCTCGAGGAACTTCTTGCCGTCGGTTTTTTTGATGCCCTCGAATCGGATGATGATGCCGCCATTCGCAGCGTCCCACATATCCGCACCGATGCCGGTGAAGTCCGAGAGACGAATGAGCGAGGAGTCGATCCCGAGGTGCCAGGTCGACGGGAGAGAGGCGGAGTCGCCGTAGAGCGTGCCGGTGAGGATGGCATAGGCGAGCTTGACCGCCGGGAGCTCGAGATAGACGTGCTCGGTGACCTTCTCGCGACGTGCGGCCGGTGTTGCGGCGTCGACGTCATACTTGCTCGCGATCGTGCCGAGCGCGCCTCGAGTGCAGCCGGTGAAGCTGGTCGCGGTCTTGCCGGTGTAACGGATGACCTCGTCGCGGATCTTGATGTAGCCGACGGTCGAGTTCGCGGCGTCCGAGTAGGTCGGACCGTGATAGACGGTCGAGAAGCCGGTCGTCGAGGTGACATAGATCGTCGTGTCGGAGTCGGTCACCGACTGCGCGAGCGTAGTCTCGGCGAGATCGAAGATGTCCTTTTTCGCGGAGCGTTGAATATCCGCGCAGGAGATCTGATAGCGACCGCGCTCGAAGCTCGCCTCGCTGACCTGTTGCGTGCCGACCATGACAAAGTCGGAGAACGCGAGGCCTGCGTAGCCAAGATAGAAGCGGACGGTGCGATTGCGAAGGCCGACGTCGTCGTTCAGACGTTCGCGGATCTCGTCGGTGAGAGCGGCGCCCAGGTCGACGACCTGGAAGGATGCCGAGCCGATCTCGCTGCGACCTTCAATTGGGTTGAGGCGCTGCGAGACGATCGACGGCTCCTGGAGCGCGCCGTCGATGACGGTGCCAGGGACGCCGGTGATCCCGGTGTGCGAGGTGATGTAGATCGAGTCGACCGGGTATTCAATGGCGACGACGAATCGCGGCTCTTTGACCGAGCTGGTGTTCGAGCTGTTGAAGTCTGCGGAATCGACTCTCATCACGCCTCCTCGAGGTCGAAGCTGACGCGCATCGCGTCATTGCTCGCAGAGGAGCCGGTGCCATCGAGGCGCTCGAGCGTGTAGTTCGCCTGGACGCGGCGCGCGGTGTAGGTCGTTCCGAGGTTGCCGCTGACACCGTAAGGCGAGAACGTGAAGCTCTCCTGGGCCTCGCACGAGTGCAGGAACTCCTGCAGCGCGGCGAGCTCGGTGCCGTTCATCGCGAGAACGGTCACGTTCCAGGTCGTCTTTCCGTAGTAGTAGAGCGTCTCGGTTTTATCCGAGAGCGTGCGCTGCACCTCGGCGCCGACCTTGCGGCCGACGGTCATGCCTGCCTCGGTGACGCGAAGGTTCAGCGTGTATTGAGATCCGGACGAGTGTCCAGCGATGAGCGATCGCTTTGCGGTGTAGACGGCTGCGGTCATGCGGCACCCGAGATCAGACCAGCCTGTCGGCTGTTGCCATTGATGAAGACGACGTCGCGATCATTGATCGCCTCGGAGAGCTGGCCGATGAGCCAGTCCGCCGTCTCTCTGCTCGAGAAGACGCTGCCCTGGATGACGACCTGGGCGATGCGCTGCTGCGGCTCGTTCGCCTGCTGCGCGTTGCCCTGGGTTGCCTGCTGTGCTGCCGAGGCGCTGCCACCGACGAGACCGCCCGTCGAGACGGATGCGTTGCCGCCAGGCTTTGTGCCTTTGATCTTCGCGACCTGGATCGCACCGGCGAGCGCGACCTTTGCCGCTGCTGCCAAGTTGGCCGGGAACGGGAGACGCAGAGCGGAGGTCACGCCCTCTGCGGTATTGATGACGGCATTCGCGATCGCGAAGGCCTGCTGGATCTTGAAGAGGCGCGAGTTCTCGGCGCCGAGCACGGTGAAGAGCTCACCGGCGAGGGAGATGATCGACTGATTCTTGATCGCTTCGAAGTCCATCATCTGCAGACCGAAGGCCTGCGCGACTTCCATGCGGAAATACTCGAGATCCGTCGCGACCTGGATGCGCTGCGCTGCGGCGGACATATCCATCGAGATGAGGTTGTCGAGGTGTTGCTTCTGCAGCATCTCGACCATCTGCTGATGCGACATCTGTAGACGGAGCTGCTGCTCGAATCGAGTCGCCTCTTGCGCGCGTCGCTGCTCCGGGTTGAGCTCCGGCTTTTTCGAGAGGTCCGGGATTTTCGGCGGCTCGATGTTGAGCGGGACGTCGACCATCACCGGCTCGAACTGCGATTTATTTTTGAGGATGTCGATCTCGCGGCCGACCTGGGCGATCGCCTGCTGGAGCGCGCGCGGCCCCATGATGATTTTCCCGTTCTCGATGTATCCGAGATTCAAGAAAAACGGGAGCATCGACTCGCGTGATTCGCGCAGGATCTCGAGCTTGCGCTCGAGGCGCTCGAGCTCACCGCCGCCACCGACCAGGATGCGGAGCGACTTGATCCATTCGCCGGTCGCCTGGAGAAGCGGACCGATCACAATCGAGGCGAGCGCTGCAAGTTCGATCGCGGTGTTCTTGCCTGCGGTCTTGAGAATGTCGAGCTGGTCGCCTAGGTTGTCGACTGCCTCGATCGCCTGCGCGGACACCGGACCGCCGATCTCGGAGAGCGCGGCGTTGATGCCTTCGGCGTTTTGACCGATCGACACCAGGGTCGGCACGAGCTCGGCGCCCGACTTGCCGAACAGATCCATCGCCGCCGTGGTGCGAGCTGCAGGGTCTTCGATGTTCGCGATCGCGACGGCGATCGCCTCGAACTGCTTGTCAGGTGAGAGCGCGAGGATCTCGCGAGCAGACAATCCGAGACGATCGAGCGCCTCGGTTGCCTGCTTCGAGCCCTCGCCTGCGGTGATGAGCGCGCGCTGCATTCGCCCAACGGCACCGGAGACCGCCTCGAGCGAGCCGCCGGAGAGCCCGGCTGCAAACTGGAGACGCTGCAGCGCCTCGATCGAGATCCCGGTCTTGATCGCGGTGTCGTTGAGTGCACCCGCAGCCTGTATCGCCTGGCTGACGATTGCGGTGAGCGAGAAGCCCGCCGCGATGCCCGTCAGGAGCTTGAGGTTGCCGGTGAGTGCAGAGATGCCGCTGTCGGTACTCTTGAGGTCTTTCTTGACGCGGTCGAGCTCGGAGCGCATCTGCGCCGAGTCCGCCGCCATCTTGACGACCAGCGTGCCTATATCAGCCATGCTTCACCATTGATTGCAGGATTGCCCGCTGCTCTGCGAGCGTTTGCTCGCCGGAGCTGTCGGTCTTTTTCGGGATGAAGTCGTCGGGACGCCAGGGTTTGCCGCCCTTCTTCGGCCCCGCCGCGTTTGCTGCGGTCGCCGAGATCATTCCCATTCGCCACATTTCCACGTCGTAGCCGAACGGCTCGATCCCATAGAAGGCGACCCAATAGGTGAACTCTTCGGAGCTCATTCGCTCCTGGAGCTCACCGACCGGGATGCCGAACTGAGCCGCGAGCCGAAACCACATGAGCAGTTCCGGCTCGCGAGTCAGTTTTTTTCGGCGTCCTCTCTAGCCTTGTCGGTGAGACCCGAGGCCTCGAGGATCGCCTTCGAGAGGTCGGCCAGGACCGCCCCGTCGAGCTTGGCGACCTCGAGCGGGTCGTCGAACAGGCGCACGCCCTCGGCGTCGCAGAGCCCGAGGAACGCGACCTTGTAGTCGGCGAGAGGTTCGCCGCCCGCACCCGCCTCCGCTGCCCATTGCTGGAGCTGCACGCGCTCGCCGCCCGAGAGGCCGCGGACGTACACGGTGACACCGTGCAGCTCGAGCGACCGGACCGAGGCCTTCGAGAGCGTGCTGCTAATCTGAGCTCGTAGCAGCTCGCGACTCATTACGGAGTCACCGTCGGGAGCGCGGTGATCTCGATCGTCACGTTCGCGACGACCTCGGCACCTTCAGCCGTCAGCGCGTCGATCTCGAACTTCGTCACGAGACCGGCGAACTGCACCTGGTAGGAGCCGCCGTCCGGCAGGACGATCTGATAGTTGCCTGCGGTGCCCGCGACGAGCTTCGTCCGCATCGCTTCGTGAGCGGCGATACCACCGTCGAACAGGAGCTTGAGCTCGACGTTCATCGGATCGTGCGAGCCGACCATGCGCGTCGGGTAGCTCGAGTCCATCGTGTAGACGTCGACGATCTTGCGGTTGTATCCGCTCCACTTGATTTCCTGGACCTGAGCCAGGGTCGAGAACACCTCCGGAGAGGCGGCGTTGCCGACCTTGAACAGGGTGCCGGTCGAAATGCTTGCAGCCATTTTTCACACTCCAAAAAAAAGACCGCCTGGAGGCGGTCGTTGTTGAATAAAAAGGGCCGGTGTTACCCGGCCAACGGTCTCTAGGAGAAACTCAGCGAAAAACAAACTCGAAGTCTTGCTGGATGATTCGCATCGTGCGATCACCCATTGCGTCAGCGTTCTCTTGCTGTTGCGCCAGGCGCGACATGAGCACCGTGACGCCGCTCTGCGTACCGCTCCATCCATCGAGGCCGGAGGTGATCGCCGCGGCGACCGGCGCGACTTGCGCCATCGTCTCGCCGACGATTTCGATGCGGAGCACCGCGCGCTGTAGGAGCGACTGGTTGCCGAGCGTGCGAGCCATGCCCTGCCCGCTCGTGCGACTGATCGCGACCGCAGGGAGCGTCGGCTCCTGGACAATGATCTCGCGGTAGACGCGAGAGCCTGCGCCGGTGTTGAGCGCGGCGACCTTGGCGATGATTGCGTTCTCGATGCTCACGGATCGACGAGCCCCTCTGTCGAAGCGGCGGTCTGCCGCAGGCGATTCTCGATGCGCTTGAGCCCCTGCGCGAGGATGCGCTGGAACTCCGGCACGATTCCGGTGCGGGTTGCATCCCAAGCGGGACGGAACCAGGGACGACCAGGAACGCGCCGACCGCTCGAGCCGCGGACACCGCGATCGAACTCGACTAGGTGCGCGTAGAAAATCCCTCGGCGTCGACGCCGGTAGTAGATGTTTTGCAGAGCGACCGCGCGCTTGTCCTTTTTCTTAGGTCCGACCTGGACCGCGACCGTCTCCGAGCCCTTCGGTCGGACGTTCGCGATCTTGATCGACTCGGCGAGCGCACCGGATCGCGCGAAGCTCTCAGCGTTCGCGGTTGCCTGGCGCTCGAGTTTGATAAGAGAGCGACGAGCTGCGCGTCGCAGGAGCTTCTGCGCGGCGAGCGCATCGAGCTCGAGCAGGCGAGCCTCGAGCTCTTTGAGTCCCGAGACTTGCATCGTGACAATCGGCACTAGACGAACCTCTCGACGCAGAGGAGCTGAATCTCGCGATTCCGCTCGTCGCGGTTAATCACAGACTGGATGTCGAAATAGCGCGAGCCGAACTTGACGCGATCCTTCGGCGTGAGTGTCACGCCCGAGATCGGCCGGATCGTGATGCGCGTCGAGACTTCGCTCTGCATCTGCGCGGCGGCGAAATACTCGCGGCCGTTGAGCGGCTCGACGGACGCCCAGACCGTGCCGAGCGCCGTCCAGGTCGGCGACTGGTCGCCGTACTGGTCGATCCCATCGGTCGCCCGCTGGACCGACACTCGATGACGTAGGCGCCCTGCTTGCATTAGAACACCACGAAAGGCGCGAGGATGTTCCGCACCGAGAGCGGCATCTCTGCGGCGATCGTGCCGACGACGGTTGCTTCTCGGTTCTCGTAGAGGTGCGCGGTCATTAGTTTTATCGCAGCCTTGAGCGCATACGGGACATCATTCGGCGTGCCGTAGCCTGCGACATAGCGAACGCGGACGTCGTCGTAGTGACCGCGCGAGCTCGGCCATGTCTGGTTATAGGCTTGAAAGATTCGACCAGGCTGCGAGAAGTCACCGCTCGAGGCGACGAGCTGGTAGGCGCTCGAGGCGAGCGTCTGCGTGTTGCCCTCGAGGTCGATGTAGGTGATCGAGGTGATGCTCGCGAGCGGCGCCTTCGGGAGATTGATGTAGAGCGGGAACTGATCGAAGCGAAGCTCCCAGGTCTGCGAGACCAGAGCACGGCCGGTGTAGGCCTCGACGTATTCGCGCGCCGAGCGGCCGAGCGTGTAGAGCAGCTCGTCTTCGGTGTTGCCGTCGATGCGACAATGCGTTCGCAGTTCGTTGATCGTGACCGGCTCGCCTGCCGGAGCCGTGACCAGGAGATGCGTGAGGTTGCTCTGTCGGATCATAGCTGTCGCACCTGTACCAGGATCGAGCGGTCCTCGATGCGAGCACCCTGCGTAGTCACGCGATTCGTGATCATGTAGTCGACGCCTGCGATGCCTCCAGCGAGGAATGCGCGCGTGACGTTATTGGTCACTCCCTCCGAGCTCAAAGTAAGCCCGACCGGCACCTCCCAGGACGAGCTCGAGACGGTGTCGCCGGTGTTAAGCCACTCCGCCCAATCGACTGCAAAGTCGATCGTGCTGTTTGGGTCTTTTACGAATGCGCCGATAATCATGCGGCGAGTCTCCTATTCTGTGCTGCGACTTTCAGACCAAGCCGACCATCCGGCTCGACCGTCGATGCGCGGTTTTGTGCGCGCACATTTAGACCGAGCCGACCATCCGGCTCGACCGTCGCTGTGCGGTTTTGTTCACGCACCTCGAGGATGCGCGAGGCTGGCGTGAAGGTGACGACGCGAATCGTGCCGGTCGCGCTCGAGTTGCCTTCGACGGTCCCGGTCGCCAGCAAAATGCCAGCGATGGACGCGATGACCTCGGAGCTGCTTTCTGCCGCGCCCGAGATTGGGAGCAGGCCGCGAGCTGTAGCGTCGGCGGTTGCCGTGCCTGCGGCGCTGCCCTCTGGACGTCCAAAGGCAAGAATCGTCGCGCTCGCTTCCGAGCTTGCGATCTCGGTTGCAGAGATGCGCCCAAAGGCGACCGCGATGACGTTCGAGACCGAACTCGAGCCCGCGGAGGCGCCCTCGAGGAAGCTGCTGCCGCGGATGGAGCCGTCGACCAAAGTCGACCCGGCTGCGTCGCCGGTAGCGTCGCCGCGCGCTTGAATGTCTGCCGACACCGAGCTCGAAGAGCTGCTGGCACCGTCGATGCGAGCCTGTGCCAGGATGTCGGCCGAGACCGTTGCTTGGCCGGATGCTTCGCCGGATGCCTGGATGCGGAGCTGCAGCAGCGCGTCTGCAGTTGAGCTGCCAGAGGCGCTCGCGGAGACGCTGCCCTCGCCCAAGATCTCGCCAGAGACCAAGCTCGAGGAGCTTGCCGAGCTCTCGACGCTGCCGCGTGCGGCGATGTCCGCCGCGACCGATCCGGTGCTCGAGGCCGAGCCTTGCGCCTGCGCCGTTGCCTGGACATCGCCGGTGACGGACGCCTGGCCGGAGGCGGACGCAGATACCGCGCCCAGAGCCGCCAGAGAGCCCGAGACGGCTGCGCTGCCGTCAGCCTGTCCAAATGCAGCGAGTGTCGCCTGGATCGCCGCAGCGACCGCGGCGCTGCCCGAGGCGGAGCCTTCGCCAGGAAACCTTCCCGAGGCGTCTGCGGTGACGGTTGAAGTACCGCTTGCACTGCCGACGATCGAGGTGATCGTCTGCCCGTCGCCGGTGACAATCGCGTTGCCTTCGGCGGACCCGGAGATCGGAGCGGTCGCGTCGATGTCCGCAGAAACAGATGCGCTGCCCGCGGCCGATGTGGTGACCGAGCCGATGCCGCTGCCGGTAGCCGATACGGTAGCGCTCGAGCTCGCCGATGCGGCTCCTGGCGCTCGCGCCTGGACCGCAGCGCTCGTCGTCGCGCTGCCACTCGACGAAGCCTGGACGCGAGCCGTCGCGTCGATGTCTCCACCGACGCTTGACGTGCCCGAGCTGCTCGCGGTGAGAAGCCCGTCGCCGTAGATGGCGCCGGTGACGGTCGAGGTGCCTGCAGCCGATGCGCTCGTCGAGATCTTCGGGACGATTGTCCCGGTGACCGTCGAGCTGCCCGCGGCTGTCCCGTAGACGGTATCGCCTACGGCATAGCCGAAGAGCCAGTAGTCGCTGACGACGTAGAGGTTGTCCACTTTTGCGTTGACCTAGCCTGTCGGTTTCAAACTACGATGGAGCTACCGGCCACTCAATTAGAAACGGGTCTTGTGCTTCCGTGATGTCTCGGAGTTGCTGTCTATAAACCGTCCAAGCGTTACGGTCGGATGCGGTCAGAGGTGCGTCCTGCAGTTGCGTCCAGTCGCACGCAAGAAGCTGCGAATTTCTTTTTGCGCGGATCTCGCGCCACTTGGCACGAAGCCGGTCCTCGCGTTCTTCGTCAGTAACGTCTCGAATGCTCCAGGCTTGACGCCACTTCCCGTCTACTAGCTCCGCCGCTCCGTAGACGAACACCTTGTTCCACGGCAGATCGGGCGGGACAGGCAATTCGATCGGCGCGTAGTTTTCCGGCGCTACAAAAGGCGATCCCCACGAGACGTTTTTATGCTCGAGCTTGATGTCCCCCTCAAACAAAGGGAACTCGCCCGTTTGGATGTCGATGTATGCAGTCATTTAGAGCACCCCGTTAAATACGTTCGGCGAGTCCGATACGGGAGTAAATGTTCCAGACGCAAAACTTGCCGATTGGGCACCGACTGATGCTGGCCCCGCTGCAAGCGAACACCCCGTCCACGCCTCATCGGTCGCAGTCGCGGCGAGATACTGCATTCGCAGCCGAGAAGTTGATCCTAAATTGACGTCCGTCCCGGCCTTTCCGCCATTTGTTGGCAGTTTCCATACAAAGATATTTCCGCCGCCGGCGTTGTAGATACTCCACAACATAGAGACCCACATCACATCGCCGCGAACATATAGACCTCTGCCAGTTGCCGCAGCTGACGGATAAGTAAACCGACGCTGCCATTGCAGCGTGCCGCTTGAGTTGTATTTCGCAAGGTAAACTGGTCCCGTGTTTCCGTCGTAAAAAAGCGCGTACACATTGTCGGCTGCGTCGACCTGGACGCTAGTGCCTACGATGTTTCGGCCCGAGACGTAAAACTGCCTAATCCAGTCGATTGATGAGCCGTCTGCGCTTATCACAGCAACCATCGCGCGGTTGTTGGCGCCAGTAACGTATCCACGTCCGACCACTATCACGCGGCCAGTCGAGTCAAGCGCTACAGAGTCGATATAGATCTCGCTGCCAGATGGAGGAAGAAGCTGCTTTTGCCACGAAACGCTTCCGTTTGACGTCGCCAGTTTCGCTACAAACCCGTGATAGTTTGGTGCGTCCGCTCTGTATTGAGATGTGGCAACAGCGACGTCACTGCCTCGAACATCTATTCCGGTCCACTGGCTCGCGTAAGTCTGCGTGAGTCTGGTCGCCCATACCTGGCCGAGACTCGTGTTTAACTTCCAGACCGTGCCCGCTGAACCCTCAATACCCGCAAAGTAAGGATTTCCGCTGCTGTCTACCGCAACGATGCTGCTTTGCGTCACGCTAAGATCTGTTGCCACACCAGACTTGATGCTCGCGCTTAATCGTGACCGCAAGACATAGTCTGAGTCAGATCCTCCTATAGTTGAAATCCACGGGTACCAGAGGTCATCGGAATCCGTCCAACGATTCGCGGGAACATAAACAGAAGAGCTTCCATCCGCACTGACGGCGGGTCCGCCCCACGCTCTCCACTGATCAAAGGTTCCAAGCGCAGTATCAAAAGATCCATTCGCATTCAGCCTAATAAAACCTAGCCGTTGAGAGCCAGAGACGCCGGGAAAATAGTTTCCTGTTATGAATACTTTCCCACTGCTATTTACGCAAAGCCCGGCAGTCGAATAGTAAGAGTCCTGAATGCGCGACACCCAGTAACTCTCGCCACCGCCGCGACGTCGGCCGATGAATGCGTGACTAAAGTTAATCGCTGTCATGGCTTGTATATGTGAATGCCACGCCAAGTCGTGCCGCTGTCGACTGTCACAAAGCCCAAAATGTCAGTCCCACCAGCTGAAAGCGTTGGCGCCGCAGCGTTGTCCCATTGGACGGACGCGGGCCATGTTTGCGTGTAGCCACCGCCTGCAGTGATCTGCAGGACGCAGGAGTAGACCCTAGACGTGGGCACATTTGAGAATGTCCAGGTCAAAGCTCCGGTCACGGTCTTTGTGAAGTAGTTTCCGCCGCTGCAGTTGATATCCGAGGCTGCGACGGCAACAGCAGCCGATCGAACGCTGACAGTATTAAAGTCGGCGTCTCCGGTCACACTGGTTGTAAAGATTTCCGCGACCGACCAAGACACTGCCGCAGAGCCGTTAACAGCTTTGCCGGTGCCTCCGACAGTCAGCGTGCGCGAGGTGCCCCAGTTCGTCGTCGTAATGTTTGCAGAGCCGTTGAAGCTCGTGCCGTTGATCGTACGAGCCGTCGTCAGCGTGTCGGCTGTTCCGGCCGTCGCGACGTTAAGGTTTGCGACGCGAGTTGTGCTTGTAATGACAAACGGCGCCGTGCCGGTTGCTTGTGTGTTTGTAAGCTGACCGGACATTCCGATCGTCGTCACACTGGAAAGCGCGCCGGTGACGTTCGCAGACCCGTTAAAGTTTTGACCCCAAAGGGTGCGCGTCGTCGTCAGCGTAGCCGCACTGCCGGTCGTCGAGATTCCCCAGGTGCCGCTGTTGTAGACGACCTCGAACCAGTTCATCGCAGTCGTGCCGAGCGTGTCCGTACCTTTGAAGGTAGTCGTCCACATCTCGCCGCCGTTGGCGGTTCCGTTCTCTACGTTGACGACGCCGCTTGCTATTTCGCCGACTGCGTCTGCGTCTGCAGCTCGAGACCAGGCGCCTGCTGCGACGACGTAGATACCATTCTCAGCTGCGGCGGTCTGGTTCTTAACCAGGACGCGATCGCCTGCGACGACAGCGACGCCGTCTAGTGTCTGCGTACCCGAGAGCGTGATGTTCGCGGTCGTCGCCGCGCGGACGCTGCGCTTGAAGGCTGCGCTCGGCAGTTTCTCAAGCGTCAGATCCGGAATGTCCGACGCCGAAAGAGTCGTGCCGGAAGTCGCCCGGCCCTTAGCGTCGACCGTGAGCTTTGTATACGTCCCGGCGGTGACACCGCTATTCGCAAGAGTCGCGGTCCCGGTGACGTTCGCGGAGCCGTTGAAGGAGGCGCTCGTCCAGGTGACGTCTCCCGTCATGCCGATCGTGCGGCCCGTCGTAAGTGTGGCCGCGCTGCCGGTCGTGTTTTGATTAAACGTCGGCCAGGTCTGCGCTCCGGCGAATGTAATCGCGCCGGTCATCGTGCCGCCCGCCAGGCTGAGAGGCGTGTAGCCGAGCGCCGTCGTCACCTGGCTCGAGGTAATTGTGCCGGTGTAAGTCGGTAGATCTCCCGACGCAAGTGATGCGCCAGTCGTGACGCGACCCTTTGCGTCGACTGTGAGCTTGGTGTAAGTACCAGCAGTGACGCCGCTGTTTGCAAGCGTCAAAGCCGTACTAGAGCCCGTCGAGCCGGTTCCGGTTACATCGCCGGTGAAGGTTAAGGAGCCCGATGGGATGCTGACGGCGACGTTCGTGACAGAGGTCAATCTGCCTTTCGCGTCGACAGCGATTTGCGGAATATCGGTCGCGCTGCCGTAGGTGCCCGCGGTAACACCACTATTTGCCAGCGTCGCCGTTCCGGTGACGTTTGCAGAGCCGTTAAACGATCCGCTGGTCCATGTGACGTCGCCGGTCATGCCGACAGTGCGACCAGTCGTGAGCGTCGCTGCGCTGCCGGTTACGTTGATCCCCCACGTCCCAGAGGCTCCGGTCCCTGTTAGGGTCGGCGCGTAGCTGTTGAAGTTGTTGCTGTGGAGAACGATGCTCCACGCTTGCGTGCCGACTCCGTTGGTATTTCGGAAATACCAGTTCTGCGTGTCAAAACGCGCGGCAATCTGCATTGCATAATAATTTGAATTATTGCTATGCGTAGTTGACAGCAGGTGATGCCAGCCTGCGCTGTCGGTCGGCCACCCTTCAGCGGTAGTTCCGGTATTAGTTTCCCAAAATCCGGAGTCGGTTCGCGTCGTGATGTCGTCTTTGGTGCCGGAGTCTCCAGGAAAAGACGTTGCGGTGCTCGACAAAGCGTCGGTGATGCCGTATCCCGAGAGCGTCGTCGGTTTTGAGGTGATCGACGAGAACGCCGGTGTCGCGGTCACACTTGACGCCGCGGTCAGTCGTCCCTGGGCATCGACTGTGAAAGTCGACACCTGAGTCGCGCTGCCG